TAAATTCTGGAGGGTATTGTAAACTTGACATGGGGAGTAAAGGTGGTCCCAATCCACTCATCGCACCAGCACTTGATTCTTTAAATTTTACGGCACTCTTTAATTGTGATTTATTAATGTTTTATACAATTATTTGCGATTTATATGCAGATAATCCAGGGGCAGAGGTTATGAATACATTCAGCGAGGGGAATAAAGCAATTTTTCAAACACTTTTTTTTCCACCAGCACCACCAGCACCACCAGAACCACAACAACCAGTATCATATGAAGCGTTTTTAAACAATTATAAAACTCTAGTAATATTACCACCAACATCTTACAAAGACATAATTTCTGAAATTTCAGTAGTTTGTACAAATTATTTATGGCAAATTTTACTTAATTATTGTTTTTATGCTCTTTATAAGGATAAAACTTTTTCATCTTCCCAAGTTTATAATCCTGATGATATTACGAATGTTTTTGCTGTTTTAAAAAATATATATTTTACAGACATTGATAAAATAGACACTGCTCCAATTGCAGTTTTTAAAGGAATTGATACACGATTAAAATATCATCAGATTATTTCAATGATATGCAAATATCTATCACAATACCCAGACAGGTGTGACAAAAATATGCATTTTGGAAATTCAGTTAACTATAATACTTCACAACAAAGTTTATGTATTCTATTATTAAAAAAAATAAAAAATATTGCTTCTGCATTAAATTGTTGTGGAAAACCGCGTGGCGGCGATGCGTGTAAAACACTTGATAAAGAAAATTGTGTAAATGGAATTGAGCAGATGGCAGAAAAAATATGTGATGAGTTGGGTTTTACTGAAAAAAATAAAATAATATCTTTAATTGGACCTATATTAAAGTTTGCGGGAGATTCTTCGCATATCACAACATACAAATATATTCAATATGCTTTAAGTAAATCAGGTTATGATAATACTATTTGTTTGTGTTTAGAAGAAAGACCTTTATCGGTAAGAGGAGTTCATTGTGGATTAAATATGATTATTGATCCTACTACGGTATTAATGCAATACACATATCGTGGAGTGAAATTTGATATTAAAAACACCGATCATAACTACTTGTACTACACTAAAAATGAAAAAGCAGAATTAAAGGCGTTTTATGATAAATTACAAAAAATGAAGGTTTTTTTTCCTACTTTCATGAGTGATGCAGATATAGAAAAATATAATCTTTCTCCTTCTCCTTCTGATGTTGTTGGATCTTTATATAACGAATATCAACTTGTTAAAAATGGTGATAATTTTAAACAACTTAGCGACATAATGTCTACTAAGGAAACAATTGATGTATTATCAACCCGTAGGTCTGATATAAATATGGCAGACCTTAAAAAATTTAAAGGTATTTTTGCTGAGGTTGGAAGAAATTATACAATTCTATATAGAGAATTATGTAGACAAATTAGTAATAAGGATGATAAACTATTAAATATATTTTCTTTTTTTAATGATTTTATTACATTAAAAGACAAACCCCAAAACCTTGGTTTAAATGATGCTATTAATACTCTTGTGTATACTGTTTATATACAAATTAATAATCAATTGCCTTTTTTTATTAACAATATGATTAAAGAAATTTTATTTACTTATCAAAGTAAGGATTACTTAGACTACATAAAAGAAAACAAACAAGGTACTGTAAAATTTATAAAAAAATCTTTATTTGAAAGAGGAAAGGAAATGTTTGAATATTATAAAGAAAAACCCGTTGCTTTAAAAGATATAATTAATCGTTATATTGACGATTATATTAATGTAAAGAATAAAGAAATTATGGATGAAATATCATCGATTGGTTCAGCTGCTTCAACTAATAAAAATAAAGAAGATACTGCATTTTTTATAACTATACTATTTAAATCAGTTAATTTCATCATTGGTCGTGATGGATTCGAATTTCAACCGGCATCCGGGGGGGGTACTATAGTTGAACAATCCGGTGGAGGACTTGGAGATACATTAATATATTTTGCAAATGATGTTAACACTTTTGTTTTTAATATGTTAAACAATAATAATTCGCCACTTTATAATCTATTATTGGCAGATGGTATTAATATACAACATCCCAAATATATAATTAACAATTGGGATAGAATTAAAGAATTAATGCAAAAATCTAGTGCTGATGCTGTTGATGCTGTTGATGCTGCTGCTGCTGCTGCTGCTGCTGCTATGGATGCTGTTGCTATGGATGTTAGTGATGTTATTGATTATCATGATAATGATAATTTTGATGACTTAAAAAACGAAAACTTATGGAAAATTGATATAGATAAATACTTGGGGACTATACCCCCTGCCGCTGGACAACCTACAAACCGCAGAGACATCATCCTCGATGACAGGATTGTAAAAGATAATTTAGAAACAACTAATTTATATCATAAACATAATGAACTTAAAGTAGATGAGTATTTCATTTGTACATTATATTTTGAATTAATTAAAAAAAATGTAATACAATTTGATATTAAAAAATTTCATTCTACTGAAAATGAAGTTAATCGTTATACTAACACAGACGATTATGATTTTATAAATAATAAATTGTTTGAATTATGGTATTTACTATGGAAAAATATGTCTTTAATGGAAAACATTACTAGTATTCGTACAACGGGAAGTCCAGCGACTCTTTTTAATAAAGTACAAAACACTTATTATTCTCCTCTTGAATGTTTTGAGATTACGAAACGAATGCTATTGGGGCAAAATATTGATACTGGTTTTATCGAAATCGATGATGATAAAAATTTTAAATTAACTGGAAATCCCAGTCCCAGAGGACCCGGAGCCAATTACATCTCCAATTTTTTTGATGAATTTATACGTCCTAAGTCGTCGAATGGCGATGATCGGAACGTATATTATGAAGATTACTCCCATATTAAGGAATTAATAAATGAAATTATGTTAAAATCTATAGATATTATTTATGCTGCTCCTGCTGCTCCTGCTGCTCCTGCTGCTGTTACTGCTGCTGTTGCTGCTCGTGTTGTTACTGCTGCTGCTGTTACTGCTGCTCTTGCTGTTGATACTGGTTTGACCTATATGAAGAGTATTCTCAAAATATCTAACAAATTATATGGAATTAAACCTCCTCATAGTGGTGGAAACATGAACAAAACCGCAAAAAAAATATGCAAAAAACACAAGAAAAACACAAAAAGAAAATATAAAATTAAAAATAAAAATAAAAAATTAAAATCACATAAAAAAATTAAAAAAACTAAAAGAAATATTAAAAAAACTAAAAGAAATATTAAAAAAACTAAAAGAAATATTAAAAAAAACTAAAAGAAATATTAAAAAAACTAAAGAGTGAAAATAAAATATAACGATAATTAAATATTTTTTATATATTAATAATATCCAAATACCATATAACCTAACCATAATTCAATAATTGTAAGTGCATATTCTACAATTTCTTTATTTTCGCCCCATATCATTATTTGTCGTTCTTTTTTGTCAAACCAAATAAAGTCTAATTTAAACATTGTAGTTAATGTCTCATACGTTATATCTTGGTTGTTCATATATTGAAGCATATCTAATACTTGTTTATCACTAAGTGTAAAAGGGATCATTAAATTTCCATGACTCGATTTTGGGCGAGTTAAAATAGTATTGGTTAAATTATTATTATAGTATTCATTAAATTCAATCATTTCATTCGTTAGTGATTGAATAGTATGAACAGATTCATATGCATCATGTGTGAAGATAACTGAAGTAGTCATCGTTAATTGTTATTGATATCGAATTTATAATTTATGTTTTAAATTATAAATTATTCGATTTTTATATTTAACCATATAGCTCACGCATTTCTCCATAAGACATTTTTCTACCCATTGCTGATTCAAAATCTTTTTCACAATTTTGTAAAAGTTGGGTTATTCCTTGTTCAGACGGAATAATACATCCTTCTTTTTTTTGTAATTCCATTACTTTATTCATTCCTTCTTTCTCCAATTTATCCATTTTAATGTCATAATCAGATGTTGATGTATTTTTATTGATTGAAGACATTTATTGTTATATATAAATAATAATCTTTATGTGTTTTGTATATATATTTTTTTATGATTTCATTAATGTATATGGTGTTTATCAATTAAAAATGCTTTTGATAATTTTTTAATAATTTTATTTTCACTGCATATAAAATCTTCTTTCCCGCCCATTGCTTGATTCATTAATGACATATAAACATCATTTAATTTATTATCAATATTCATACATGATGGGTGATTTTCGCTCCATGGAATTAAAAGATCTCCGTTTTTTTTTGTAATGTATTTAATTGCTTTTCGTAGTTTATCATAGGTAACATTTTCTTTTTCCCATACATCATTATCTCTTACATAAATTATTTCACGTTTTGCATCACTACAATGTATTGGTCTTTTATAAACATCTAATTCATTAAGTTTATTTATAATAATTTTACTTATTCCTTCAACATATCCAAGATTACCAACTTGTTCTAAATCAGAAAATTGAAGTGTCATAGAATTTACAAAATCCATAATATTCATTGCATCTTTACATTTTTCATTTAAAAAGAAATTCATATTAAAAATATTATTTGTTATATTTTTTGTATTTTTTGTATTATTAGTATTATATATATTATTCATTTGTGATTGTATATCTTGGTACATTTCTTGTGTTTGTTTTTGAAAGTCTTGATTGCTTTTTACAACTTCTAAAACCAAATGAGTAAGTTGTGAAACATCTAATATAGTATTTAAATTATTAGTTGTTATATTGTTATTTATAGGTATTGTACATTTTTTTTTATGATACCATAAACCTTCTCTTGATTTATAATGTTTTTTACAATTTATACATATATGATCCGGCATTTTTTTTACATTTTCTGTTAAAAATGTTAATTTTTGATGTTTTTGTGTTAAAAAGTGTTTTTTCAAATTACTTTCTTTGCTACAATTAAAGTCACATATATCACACTTGTAAATTTCGGCATTTTTTGGCATTTTTTTTGTTAAAGAATGTTATATATCTATTAACAAAAAAAATGCCTAAATACTTTGCATAAAAATATATGTTTTTTTATGGTAACACATTTTTTAATAATATTTTTGAAATAAGAGCATTTTGGTCACAACGTGTTTTTTTTCATATATTTCAAAGGGATACAAGCACTTTCCCAAAATGGACATTTATAAATGTCCAAAATCGAAAAACAAATTCCAAACCCAAAAATAATAAAATTTATATAGTTGGAATTAAAAATGCATATATTTATTAATTTTCTTCTATTTTATTATTTTTTATTATATTTGATCCTTTTTGTTTTGGTTCCTTTTTTTTTGTTACCTCTTTTTTTTATTTTATATTTTTTTGTTCTCTTTACTTTATTATTTCTATTTTTTCCTCCAGTTATTCTTTTTTTAAAAATCAATGTATTACCACTTGATTTTTCTTTTATGATGTCAAACAAACTTTTATCGAAATGAATTGTTGTGGGTAAATTATTTTTTGACAAAGGATTATAAGCAGTAAACACCATCAAACCGTGATCTTTTAACAAATCATATATCATTTTAAAATTCATTAACATAAATGGACAAGTATTTAAAAGGATTAAATCATAACTTTTTTTATTGTCATTAATAAATTCTCTTACCATCATTGTTATTGGTTCTCCTATGTCATTTTTAAATTTTAAAATTGGTTCTTTATCCGTTAAGTGTCCTTCTATATCAATTTCTCCATTAGGAGTATCACCGACTTTATCTGCATCTAGAATTGGATATGAAGATAAATATTCTATTTTATATTCTTCTTTTCCAAAAATGGAACTAATCGTTTTATTTATTTCAGGTACAACAGTATTTTCTATTTTTGTTTTTATCTTATTTCCATTCTTTGTATATGATATATTTCCGCTTTTTCGTTGACAAAGAACTAAAACTTTTTTCATATAAATAAATGAATATTATAATAAATAATAATGATTATGTTCATTATTATTTATTATTATCTGATTTAAAATAAATGCCAATTAGTAATAGTATAAATGATATATCCTCAAATAAGATAGAAGAACCCTGGATTTTTTATATTATTCAAAACAGAGATTGTACATATGCAGGTGTTTCTCCTGACCCAATTAAACGTTTAAGAAAACATAATAGCGAAATAAGCGGAGGAGCTAAGTATACAACAAGTAAAGGACCTGGATGGAAACATATATGTTTGGTTTCTGGATTTCAAACAAAAATACAAGCGATGCAATTTGAATGGGCAGTTAAACATGTTCCTCCAAGAAATACAGGCGGAATTATTCATCGATTAATTAAGTTATTTACAGTTTTAAACAAAAGTAATTGGACAAGTAAATCGCCTTTATCGTCTTCTATTCCTCTCAATATAGAATGGAAAATTAGAAAACCCATAGAATTGTCTTCATTAACTATACCTAATTATATTACGGAACAATTAATTAATTAATATTGTTCTTCTACAATTAATGAAAATGACCAATCATTATCATGTAAATTAACCAATCTACCCTTATCGTCAGTTAAACGAACATTCATACGATCTAATATCGTTGGATTATAATACGATCTTTTAAACTGTGCTAAATCACTTCCAAATTTAACATATGGTTCCGAATTATTTCGTAATGTAATAATATTGGTTAAAGGAATTAGTGCAAATACTGAACCGGATGTTGGTCCTGATAATTTATTTATAGTTGAATCGCTATTATTATTTTGTTTACTTGATTCTTTAATTGAATTTATTGTATATTGCTGTGACTGTGTTAATACACCTTCTCTTTTTTTACAATCTATATCCTTTGTTTTATAATAATCAGGAACAGAAATTGTTTTACTATTTTTTGAATTTTTTATACCATATAGACCATTTGATAAACGACTATTAAAATCTTCAATAGATAACATAAAATATTTCGGACCAGATATATCTATTGTTGCGGATGTTTCTATCGTTTCTAATTTTTTTAAATTGATAGTTGCATCACCATTTTCAGATAACATTGGTCTAAATCCTAATAACCATCCCAATGTTGTATTTATCCCAGTCGTTTGAAAATTTGCCACTTGTAAATTTCCATTACAGTCGTTAAAATTAATTGATTTTGATTGTAGATAAAATGTTATATTAACACTGTCTGTTAATAAATCATTATTTTTAATACTTATTTTATTTGTTTTTTCATTATATGTCATTTCTAAACCACTCGTATTAGGATTTGAATTTGCAACAAGATTTATTTCATCTACAATTGATTGTTTTGTATAATTACCATCTGGTATATTTATGATTAATCCATTATATATAAAGAATGTATTTCCATTTTCTAAAGAAAATGAATACCAGGTTGTTGGTATTTGATAAGAATATAAAGTAATTGAAATTACTTTTGATATTGTATTTGATATATTGAATGTAAAATTTGTATTATATGCATTCGATTGATTATTTGTACTAAACGGAAGTATGTGTGTTCTATATTGACTATCTATACTCATAATATGTCTTGAAAAATAAGTTTTTTTTTCAATTAAAATTTCTTTTTTTTCAGGGAGTATATGTGAACCTTCTACAAAATATTTTATATTATTATCATCTTTTATTATATTTTCGTCTGCCCATATATTTTGTATTAAATTTTCATCTGATTCACTAATAATATTTTCGTCAGTTGAATTAAAAATATCTATTGCTTTATCTCGTGCTTTTTCAAAGAATTCTTTTAATTCTATGTTTGATTCGTTTTGCATTCTTACAATTAACTCATTTGATTTATCTTTAATACTAAATTCAGTTGGGTCAACTAAATTTAGTATTGAAATAATATCATCAAATGAATAATTATCAATATTCGTATCTATATCTTCTAAGTTATCTTGTGACATTTTTTCTATACTATTATTATTAATTATAATAATTAAATAATTAAATAATTAAATAATTAAATAATTAAATAATTAAATAATTAAATAATTAAATAATTAAATAATTAAATAATTATAGGTACTTTTTTACAGTTCCTTTTTCTCTAAAATAAAATCGAAAACTTTTAACCCATACAAATTATATTTAACCCTCCAACCAAGACGACCAACGACCTTCTAAGCGACCACGACCTTCTAAGCGACCAACGACCCTTCAAACCAGTTTAAAATCGATTTGTATTTCTTTCTTTCTTATATACTTATAACCCTTTCCGCTACTCATCATGTCTGAAGTAGTAGTAAACCACGAGTGCGATGTGTGCTACGAGAAATTTAATAAAACTACGCATAAGATCATCCCATGCGAGTATACTGCTACATGCGAGTTTGTTGCATGTATGACTTGCGTCCGTGCGTATCTATTGGGGACTACTCAAATTGAAGCCTGCTGTATGAGTTGCAGTAAAGCATGGTCACCTGAGTTTTTGACCATCCTGACAAAAACGTGGATCACTACAACATATAAAAAGCATCGCGAGAGACTGCTTTTGGAAACACAGATGATTCAGATGGCAGATACGATGGAACCTGCTACGCGGTGGAAACAGCGTCAGGAATCTTCATGCATGAGGGCAATTGCAATTTCCAATATGCATAAATTGAACGATAAAAAAAAAGCGGACGACAACAACCTCAAAATCGAGTACAAAGACGTGTTGAAAAATAAAACCAAAAAATCGTATAAAGACGAATACGCTGTCTACTTAACACTCAAACAACGCATTGAGGATGATTATACGCTCGAAGAAAAAAGAATCAGAACTACCCGTCTCCAGGCGACAGTGCGGTTGTCAATTTCTCTTCAAGAAAACGATGACCCTCGCGGAGTAGTTCATGATTTTCTTAGACGCGAGTGGAATACAGTTGGGCGTCAGGCTATGGACTACTGGGATCATACGAATCACCCGGGACAAGAGAAGCATATCCAGGCTATTATTGAAAACACCGAGATTGTCCTATCTGAATGTAAGCGATTGAAAGATGACGATTACTCAACTCGCATTAGTAACGCATTAGGATTTGGGAATGTGACGACCGGTAGCAGCGATTTGGTCGAGGTTGTTCGCAAGGAAAAGAAAAGTTTCTTTATGCAGTGTCCCGCGAACGACTGTAACGGCATGATATCAACTCAGTATAATTGCGGTCTGTGTAAGATTAAAGTTTGCAAGGACTGTCACGAGACGATTAAAGATAAAGAAGCATCTGACCATAAATGCGATCCTAATAACGTCGCAACTGCTACTGCCATTAAAAAGGACACTAAGCAATGCCCGGGGTGTCATATTCCAGTTTTTCGAAGCGAAGGGTGTTCTCAGATGTGGTGCACCTCGTGTCACACTGCATTTGATTGGCGTACCGGAGATAAAATCGAAGGGCACATCCATAACCCTCATTGGTTAGAGTTTCAACGTGCACAAAATGGCGGGGTCAACATTCGTGCACCAGGCGACCAGCATTGCGGTGGTTTGTGTACTCCGTCGGAGTTAGCAAGATTGCTTAAAAACAAGAATTGCTCTGCAGAGAAAGTAACCTTATTCAAAAATATTTACACTATGGTGGATGAAATTACACGCAATAAACTGCGAATCGCACGTCTCGATTCACAGCGGGTTTATAACTACCAGGAAAATCGTATATTTTACCTCGTCGGACGTATGACAAAAGAGGATTTTGCTTCAATTCTCTATCAGAACTACAACAAAAAGTTATTCAACACCGGACTCGTACTTGTATACGAACTCATCAGTATGGTCGGCGTCGAGATGTTCCACGATCTAATTCAAACAGCAGAGAACCCAGATACAAATTTCGATTTAGTGTTTTCAACCAAGTTAAAAGAGTTTACTACACTTGCTCACCACTGCAACCAATTGTCCGCTAAACTTAGTATCGCTTACAATAAATCATCCATACACATTTTTCCAAACTTTGTAAGCCATTCCAAGAAATACACTATCAAGGAATCTCGTCTTCCTCAATCGACCAATTAATAAATTTTAGAAAAAAAAAGAGGCATATCTCATACAAAAATTTCATGGGTCGAGTGAAATATGATTTATGTTTTTTTTATAAAATTTTTTCTTTAATATCATTATTCTTATAATACCGTGTAAATATTTGTTTAAAAACTTTTAAAAAATCAATATATTTATTTTTCATAATCCATTCTGGAATTGCAGTAATACCTTGTGAACGTTTTAAATGACATGCTCCTTTAAAACATAATTGAGTAATTATGCTTAATACTTTTTTTTCAAATGGAGTAAATATAAAATTTGTTTTATTACCTTCATCATGTTCGTCGTGATCAATTACAATTCTATAATCCCCTTTGTAAATATACCGATTATAATTCCGATCGCTGTATATTTGATGGAATTTATCGGATATGCTATGTTTATTTTTTAGTAAACTTATTGCTTTAATTTTATTCTGATCATTATGCATTTCAATTACAATAATTGTAGGTTTTATATTTTCTTTTGTTTGTCTAGGAGATCCATAAATACACTTATTATCATAATTATTTTGTCTAATCCATTGATCGCGTTCATTCCATGTCTGCGTATTAAATCTTGTTGCCGTTAATGATATCATACAGTATAGAGTAATATTAATATTAAAGAGAGATTTAATATCAATTTTATTCGTTATTATTTTGATTTATTTTGGTAAATTGTATTTTTTTAATGTTAATAATAGAAATACAATATGTGGAAATATTGCCATCATCCACGCAAAAGATGTTAATTTTTCCTTACATAAGAAATCCAATACAAATATCCATATTAAAAACATTATAGTTTTTAATGCAAACCATAATGGTGATATTTTAATAATTATAAAATATAATAATGTTAATAATGCAACTATTGTGTAAAATTTAGAAGGATTACATAATTCTGTAAAAATGTACATTTAATATTATATATTATAAAGATTATATATTATAGAGTTTATAAACATAAAGATTACTTTTTATTAAAGGCGATTTCTATAAAAACATATTATATTTTTTTTTATGTAATTTATTAATATGTAATATATCATTTTTATCTAGTTCAAAGTATTCAGCAATCGTATTATCATTAATATCGTTACTATCTGGAAAATCAGATAATAATGTAATATCGGGAATAAAATCAAACGCATATTTTTCCAAATATTTCATTCTATATCTAGCAGTTTCATATAAATATAATGCAAGTTTACTAGATAAAAATAATTGTAATTTTTTAAATTCATCATCTGTTTTATTTATAATAACATAATTATCTCTATTTGATATACCATATTTTCCATCTTTGTCAAAATACGGAAACCCATACATTTTATGTGCTAATACTAATTTTTTAACATCATAAAATGCTTGTGGTATATTACTATAATTTAAAAAAAGCATTGGTTGCAATTTATCTAATATACATGTTTTAATATTAATATAATTATATGATTTATTATCTGAGTATGGATTTTCAATAAATTTACTATGGACTGATGGCATATTTGTTTTTATTACATTTATATTACCTACTTTTTTTACCCATTTTTGTAATTTATTAACAATACATGAACCAAATACTGGAATTGGATTTCCAGTTATATGATTATATGATATGTAATCATTACGATTAATATCAAATAAACCAATTAGTCCATCTGATTGTGTTTTTGTCAATAAAAAATAACATGTTGGCGTTTGTGCATTTCCATTAAATATTTTATTTGTTTGGGTGTTGTTTAAACAGTGTAATTTATGTATTTTATAATAAGTTAATATTTTATGCATCCCTTCCTTATCATTTTTTAACCACAATGATGGAATAATTATACATAACTTTCCGGTATCTGGAACTAATAAATTGAGAGATTTACGTACAAAATATGACCATACTGTTTTACCTTCATTTTTTTTATTAATTGTATTATTTGTAGGTACTTTTTTAATACCATTTGAATTATATGGCGGATTTCCAATAATATAATCAAATGTATTTTCTTTTAGATTTACCAAATAAATATTATCATTAATAAAATCGGTATGAATTATATTTGATTTCTCTCCAAATATTTTTTTTAATTTATCTATATTATCATCCTTAATTTCAACCATATAAATCATTTCTCTAATAATATGTGTTTTGCGTTCTACTTCATTTGGGATTTTTTTAGACAATCCTTTATCTAATTTAAAAAATAAACAAATTGAAAAATAACCTAATCCAGCACCTATATCTAACCATTTTTTATTGGGGTCTTCAAATACATCGTCATCAAATAAATTTAACATATTATTAATCAGTGAAAAAGGAGTATAAATCTCTCCATAATATAATTTATCTTCTTTACTAACATCAAAAATTTGTTTAATATCAGGGAATTTTGAATTATAAATAGACATAAATATTATTGCTATTTATAATACATATAAAAAAATATTGTATTTATCGTATATTATTTAATAAAGTTTCTTCATTATCAATGATTTTCTCTATAATTCGTTTATAGTGGGAGCGAAAAATTTTTTTTAATTGTTTCATTTCTGATATTGTCATCCATTTAATTTGGCGTTTTTCAAAGAAACCATTTTTATCAATTAAATTAGGAAAATTAGTTTTCATGAATTTATGTTGGTTATTAAAATAGTGATGAAAATTATCATCATAGGGTACATTTATAATAAATGTCGTATATCCTTCTGTATTTTTTACATTTAATAATGTATTATTTTTTACCAGTTGTTTAAATTCTTTCATTGTTCCATAATATCCATTTAATTCTTCATATCCTTCACGAATAGCAGTTTGTAGGTCAGTTTCGTTTGATTCTGACCCCCCACCAAAATCGCTCCATTTATTTCCATTTTCTTCTTGCCCAAATAAAAAATGCAACTTGTTGTTATGAATTGATACAGGCAATATACCAGCACCCATTTATAATAATCTATATATAATAGTGTATATATTTTATATAGATTTTATATAGATTTTATATAGATTTTATATAGATTTTATATAGATTTTATATAGATTATTTTATGTGTATTATTATATACCATAGTATCGAATGAAACTAACATCTATACAAAAAAGATTTCTATTATTTCTTGGTGGATGTATTCCTATACGTTTGTTATTTGTCTTTGTAGCGTGGTCCATTTCTATTAAGTATTTACCATTGCTTGGTTATATTGCATTATTACCTGCAATTGGATTTTTATATTTATTCGTTAGTGGTAAACGGCAAACAGGGTTAGAAACACAAGGACAACCTATATGGTGGGTTAATTTTCGCCCTATACATGGAATATTATATTTACTATTTTCTATTTATGCAATTAAAGGAATTAGAAAATCATATTTATTTTTACTTATTGATGTTTTAATTGGTTTATTATTATTTTTATGGTTTCATTATAATAATGGAAACTTTTCAAAATAATATCTTTAATATATAAATATAATATATAACTATATTATGTCAATAAACAAATTATTCCATACCCCAATTCACAGTTCTAAAAAAAAACTATCCGCAAGTGAGTTAATCAGCGAAAAACGTAATAAATCGATTTTTAATGAATTACACATAAACAAAACACAGTTTAATTCTTCGAACCCCATTAAACTAGATGGGAATACTTATAATAAAAATACAATTATGGATTTAACTTGCGACATTTCAGGCGGAAATCTTCAATATGTAGACAATTATTCTTTAAAACAATCCATTAAATATGGCAGACAATTAAATAAATGTTAAAAAATATTATATATATATTTATTAATTTCATATATATATATATAATACAACGATGGCATGTAATTGTAATTATGATGCTTCTGTAAGTAACTCATGTAAAACATGTTTGAATATAGAAAATAAAACTCAATTAAATATTATTAATCAAAAACGTATTTGGAATCAAGTGAAAGTTCCTGCCTCATTGTATTTAATGAATTTAGCATCATTAACAAGTGCTGCTAATCGCATTAAAAATGGTTCTAATACAAATTGGAATCAAATGAGTGATAAAGTTTTAGCATCTATTCAAACAACGATTGTCCCTACTCAAGGTAATTCACTTAAAAGAACTTTAACAAGTAATAGACCAGGCGCATCATCTCCAGGAGGGAAAGGAGTTGATGTAAAACACGACTCTTATGCAAGGTTTTTAAATCGTAAAAAAGCAATTAACTTTAAAACACAACCACAAACTGTTAAATCACCATTATATGGAAATAAAACAAATTCAATTAATTTAATTACAGGTAGTGGAGATTGTTGTACATAATATTATTTTTATAATTATACATATATTATTATATGTATAATATTATATGTATAATTATAAAAAAGTACTAAATTTTACATACACAATAAGAGAACCAAGTCCACGTGATACCAAGACAACTATTCATAAAAGGCAAAAAACGCCAGTTAATAAATTACTTTTACCGCATGTACATAATAATTATAATGGAACAAATATGAAATCAATCATACAATTAAAACACAACTCATGTCTGTCATGTGGTAATTAATATTTATATTTTATAGATTTCATTTTATAGATTTCATTTTATAGATTTCATTTTATAGATTTCATTTTATAGATTTCATTTTATAATTTATAATTATCAATATGAATATATAAATATTAAACCAGATATTTATATATATATATATGGAGCCCAATATAAATTTAGACATATCTTCATATTCAACGATTGATATCGAACAATTATTGCATTTAAAATCACCTTATACCATAAGTGATATTAATAATTCACAACAACGACTTGTTACAGAACTTGTTGATAAAAAAATTTTTAATGACAATGAACAAAAAACACGTGTTATACAATTTATTGAACAAATATCAAATCACATTAAAAGTATTAATAATAATGATATTAATAATCACACAATTAGTCAACATGGAAGTAATATTATTATAGAAAATCCAGATATCAACAATGGCAAAAAATCAAAAATTGAAAATGGACGAGTTACATTTGAATCAAATGGCGTTCCCGCCGGTTACATAAATCCAATTAATGTCAGAACAATTACACAAGCAATCAGTATTGATTCACGATTTAGACCTAACTATAGTAATACAAAATCTACTAATTTTAATGTAACACTACCATCTATTCAAAAAAATGTTATTAGTATGCGTATCTCTTCAATTGAACTTCCTACAACATTTTATGCAATTTCACAACATAACGGGAATTCAAAATGTTTAATATTTAAATCAGATACTACTGGAAAGGGTTGGTTACTTACATTACCAGATGGTAATTACGAACAACCATGGGCAAATAATAATCAAGCTGCGTATATTGATACTGTTATTAATAATTCTATATTAGTTGCTGCGCCTGTGCTTATCGATAGTAATGGGAAAATTACACCAACCGATGGACATGCAAATTTACTTAAAACTGATTTAGTATTTACATTAGATCGTATTAGCGGTAAGTCTATATTCAAGTCAGTTACTGGTGGTATTCTTGATGATGCGTACGGGTTTACTATTAGATTTAATATTAACAATGATGGTAATTTAGATAATGAAACAAATATTCAAACTCGTTTGGGATGGCAACTTGGATACCGTTCTTCTGAATATAAAACAATTTATAGGTCATCATTGTATTATATGGTATCAGAAGGTATTTGCTTAATATCTGGTCCACGCTATGGGTTTATTTCAATTAATGATTATCAAAAAAACACTGGTCCATCTTTTATTGTTGCATACGCTGATTCAATATTACAAGATAATATTATTACTCGTATTAATTTAGCAGATTTAGCAGCAGATGTTGGTATATATCAAAATAGCAGTGACCCTGGACTTAGTACGCAACTTAATCGAACTCGTGAATACTTCGGTCCTGTTGATATACAGCGTTTGCATATATGCTTATACGATGAATACGGACGTATTATTGATCTTAATAATATGGATTGGTCTATTACTATTGGTTTTGAATTACTTTATAATTAATTTTTTACTCTTTAAATTTTCACAATTTTGAATAAAACTCTTGAACCTTTTTATTGACCTTTATTTTTTGAGGGTCAAATGCAGTTAAATAGAGTCCATTCAAACTCTTAATTCGTGATAATGCAACATACGTTTGACCACATTCAAATATATTATTTCCTGCATCAATTTGTGCCATATCAAGTGAAACACCCTGTGATTTATGTATTGTTATCGCCCATGCATAAATCAATGGAATTTGTTTTATACCGATTGAATTATTCTTTTCGCTTGTCCAAGTATGATACGGAATAATACGTGTGTATCCATTATTAAATCTTACACAGGGTAAATCACCTACAAATTTTACAATAACCCCTTGACTACCATTTACAAGGGGCATTTCACTTTCAGTGTCTATATTTGCAACACACATTACTTGAGTTCCTATTTTTAATACTATCATTTTTTCTGCCATAATATTGCCTTCCATATAGTTGTACTCATTTTCCCTTTGTTCTTCCGATAAATATTCGCTCTGCATTATTGAAATTACTTCTGTCGGAAGTGTTTTTATTCTCTCTAATTTATATTTTCTTTCTTCACCATTTAATTTTAATAACTCTGACATATTTATTAATTCTACATCTCTACGACGTGGTAATAATATAGTTGGGATAAATGTTTCAGGTAATGATTTATTTACATGTTTGCATAATACATCAAACGATGATTTATTTAATTTACCTACTCTAATTTTATTTAATATATTTGTATATTCTTCATCAGTCTGACGAAATATTTTTTTTAGTTGAATTACAGTACTAAATGTCGATTCCCATGATGGACTTTCAAAACAAAATGCTGATGCAGACGCATCATAATCATCGCTTTCTAACCAATTTGATTGGGATACTGGCGGTAATTGATAAAAATCACCTGAAAATATTATATGTATACCACCAAATGGTAAATGGGATCTACCTTTATTTACCTGTCGACCAATACTATCTAATATTTCAAATACCTTTTGAGACATCATACTAACTTCATCTATAATTAATGTATCAACCTTTTTCCAATTTGATGATTTTTTTTTATTTGTTACTACTCGTTTTACTATCAGATCCGATGGACCATTTGCTAATCCTATACCAGACCACGAATGAATCGTTTTCGCATGACATTCTAACAATACTGCTGCACATCCAGTTAATGCACATACTTGTACCTCTCTCTTTTCATCCTTACATATTTTTACCATTTTCTTTATTAATGCTGTTTTTCCCGAACCTCCTGGTCCAGTCAACATCATATTTTTTTTATCATTAAAAACGCGTATTGCTTCTTCTTGTTCATTTGATAAAATAAAATCCTTTATCTTACTCGCATTATCCATTACGGTGAATATATTATGTTATTTTTACAAATAATATATTCAATTTTTTATTATATTAACTATTTTTTTCAGCAGAATCAATTTCATTATATTCTGGTGGTTTTATATTACCATTTATTTCCAAGTTATTATCTTCATTGTTTCTATTTATTTTATTCCTTTTATTTTTTATCAATTCATTCATAATATTATATTGATCTTCTGTTATTAATATATATTTTCTTTCATTCTCTATCTCTTTTCTAATATTACATTTTTTTATTAATAATCCAATCGACGCAAATATACATGAATACCCCAATATACATATCACTGTATCAGGCACCATATTATATATTATATATTATATATTATATATTATATATTATATATTATATATATTATATATTATTATTTAATATAATTTAAAATTGATTTTATTGTTTATTCATTGTAGTATATTAATATATTATTTATTTATTTAAATGCATAAATGTGTTCATTGTCAACGCAATTATCAACGCAAAGTATATTACGACCGTCATGTTGTTGCATGTAATCTTTTAACAAACTCAAAAAGAGAAAATTATTTAGAAAATCAAGAGCATGATGATACTCCAAGTGTTCGGCAATTATATAATATTATTATGCAATTGGCAACTAAGTGTAATACACTAGAAAGTAAAATTAACGATCTTCAAAAATGGACTAATATTACTAAAAAAAAATTAAATATTATTGATTGGTTAAACACAACTTATACTAATCCAATTGACTATGATGATTGGTTATCTTCTCTATCTATTAATAACACTCATTTACAATCATTATTTAACACGGATTACTCAACTTCAGTTTTTGAAATAATCATAGAAAAATTAAATTCTATTAGTAAATCCAGTGATATCAATTTACCAATTAGATCATTTAATACAAAAACAAATTACTTTTATATTTATAATAAAAAAAATAACACTTGGTCTTTATGCGATAAGGAACATTATAATAAATTAATGCATTTACTCGATAAACAACTCATGAATCTATTTATTTTATGGCAAAACGACAATAAACATAAAATATCTTCTGATGATTTCGCGGATTTATATTCTAAAAATCTTAAAAAAATTATGGGAGGAAATACCAGTCGTGAACAATTATATTTACGTATTAAAAAATTACTATATGATTATATTAGTAGTGACCCTCCGAATATTACAACATACGATATTTCTTATTAGTATTTATTTATTTATTATATATATTTTAGTGTAAATTCTTTTTTTTTAGTGTAAATTATATATATATATATATTATGTCTTGGAAACAAAATAATAATCGTAATAGAACAGGAAATGAAGGTATTGTATGGATTCCCGGAGGCCCTTCTTCTTGTTTAAAGGGTCCAACTGGACATACTGGAATAACTGGACTTTCTGGTATGCCAGGAGAAAAAGGAGACATAGGAGAAAGAGGAGAAAGAGGAGAAAGAGGAGAAAGAGGATTACAAGGACCATCCGGGGGCGACGATGGTGCTACTGGTTACACTGGTTATACTGGTTACACTGGTTACACTGGTTCCACTGGTTCCACTGGTCCTGAAGGTATTGTTACGGTTTCTGTTAATGTTATAACCGGTTCTACTGGTTACACAGGTTACACCGGTTACACTGGTTACACGGGTTACACTGGTTACACGGGTTATACGGGTTATACTGGTTATACAGGTTACACCGGTTACACTGGTTATACTGGTTATACTGGTTATACTGGTTACACTGGTTATACGGGTTACACTGGTTACACCGGTTATACTGGTTACACTGGTTATACTGGTCCTACTGGTTATACTGGGTTTACTGGTCCTACCGGTTTTGGTACATCTGTCCCTGCATATGTAATTACAGCATGGTCTGGTCTTAAAGGGGAGGTTCCTAGTGGATGGACTATATGTGATGGTACTAATGAAACACCTGATTTACGAAAACGATTTATCGTTGGAAAAGATGATACTGATGATGATTTTTTAGAAGATACTATTGGTACTATATATGGTTCTACTGGACCTACTGGATCTATACAAATTTCAGAAGGAGGGAAAAATCCAACATTTAGTAATAATTTAGTATTTGATATTTCAGAAAATATATTAGGTCTTACCGGTCAATTTAAAACAGATCGTATTTATTTTAATAAGAATAATAATATAAATATTGGCGAATTTACATTTGAAGATATATCTACAAACACTACAAGAACAAACTCAATTGCAATTGGTTATATGGCAGGGCAAACTGGACAAGGATCTAATGCAATTGCTATTGGTAATATGGCAGGACAAATAGATCAACATGATAATTCTATTGTTATTAATGCAGATAGTTCACCATTAGACAATACGAATGTATCTGGATGTTTTATTAATCCAATACGGGAAATTACCAGTGTTAGTCAATTGTATAAACCATTACGCTATAACACAGTATCACATGAAATTGTTACTGCCGAAAATGGTTCTGGAGATGCAGATATTTCAATCATCACTGATAATTTTGTAGTTACTGGCGGTTCTCAAGAACATATTCCAAACGGAAATAATACTAATCTGTTTCATTATAGTTTTGACGGTCTTACATGGAACACAAATGAAACTACTTTAACTAAAAACACATTCTCTTCTGGACGATGCAATAAACTTCATTATAATAATAAATTGCATCTTGCAGGTGGGAAAGGGACAAATGCTTTATGTCATAGTTCTAATGGAATTTATTGGAAATCTAATAATAGTGTAAATTCTCAACGTCTTCTTCCTAATGGAACTTGGCGAAAACCTTTTGATTTATCGAATAATACTTTTGTTGGTGGAATTGCATTTACTAATGTCAATGAAAATAATTATAATGTTTCTAATAGAATAGTTGCTGGATTTCCAAAAGGATCTACTGGCGGATATTTAGTTATTTATAATTTCTCAATTAACGGTGATACTTGGATTGATAATAATAATATTTTGTATCCAGAAAATGAAGATATTCCGGAACAGTACATTTTTACTGATTCAAATTTTGGAATGAATGTATTAATCAGTAATGATGGGAAACATATTGCTTCTGGTGCTCCTGATTTTCAAAATTTAATAGGTACCAATACATATAAAAAAGGAAAAGTTGTTGTTTATACGAATACGAGTAATAGTAATAATTGGAATGATAGTACCGCCATTATCAAAAAATATATACAACTTCCCACCTCCGAATATGCATCGTCATTATCCACATTGAATTTATTCACTTCGTCTGATGATGATTTATTTGGGCATTCTATTGCATTTTTCCATAACTATACAAAAATGTTAATTGGATCGCCTGGAACAGACAGTAATAGAGGGTTTGTATTTATCTATGATTTAAATAGTACTCCACCAGCGTTTGATACTTATTATTTATCTTTGAGTATTACTACCAAAAAACAATTTGGATATGGTATAGAAATTAATTTAGATGGGACTCGTTGTATTATTACTGATGGGACAGAAAATGCCTATTATTATATTTTTTCATCGGTTGATAGTAAATGGGGATTAGAGGATACTTCGAATGGTCAAAACAGATTACCCAATCAAATTTTACCATATGAATCATCATTATTTACTGATGCTTCTTTTGGGTTTTCATCTACAATGAATGATAATGGCGATTGGTGTGCTATTGGTGCTCCAAATGCAAATGGGAAAGGTGCTGTCGTTATTTATAGTTATAACATTCAATATGATAAATGGGTAATTAATCAATATATATTTGGCAATGAATTAACACTTGTATCTGGTGATCAATTCGGATATTCGGTCAAAATGAATGGTTCTGGCAATTCATTAATGATTTCTACAAATAATATTAATGGAACAGGTGAAAAATCTTATGCTTATACTTATAATTATAGTACTACTAAACGTATTTGGGAAATATATCGTAATCCACACAATACGATGCATGATGATATTACACATAATGGAATTTTTCGGTTTCACAATTATAATTTTACAGATTCTCCTATTGATTTAAAAACTATTGCAGTTAATAAAGATTTTTCACGCTTTGTAATAGGCGGAAATACGATTATTGATGGGAGTGATAAAGCAATCCTTTCTATTTTTCATAATGAAATGGAATGCACTTCTTTAACCTATAATAACAATTGGATTGCCGGTGGTAAAAAATCAAGCAATGATATAAAAAATGCTCCAATAATATACAGTAACGATGGTATAAATGATTGGGGGGATTCGACCGATATCTCTTTTTCTAATCTTGAAATAATACGAGAACCAATACTTGAAGAGGGTGAAAATCAGTTTACAGATAATTTTTTTGGAAAACAAACTGCTTTAAATGCCGAAGGTAATCGGATGGCAGTTGTTTCACATAAAAAAGTAGAAAGTACAGAACTTCCCGGCAGTATATTTATTTATGATCATTTATATGATTATACTGAAGGAAAATTTAAATGGACGTTACAGTCAATTATAAAGGTACCAAACGTATACAATACAGATTCTACTCCCCCAATAAATAACCCACGAGGAGAAGGTGCAAATAATTTGAATTTTGGAAGTTCAATGAAGTTCAATGCAATTGGCGATCGTTTGTTTGTGGGAGATAATAATGCGGATGTTTATTTAAATGATGGTACTAATACGTTAGGTCAAAGATACGGTGCTCTTTATATCTATGATTATGTTAAAAGTGTTAATGATAATGACTCGATTGCTTCCAGTGTAATAAAACATAATACGGAAATAAATCCAGGTACATATTGGAAATTGTCACAACATTATGTATGTAATACACCAAAACCATCAACTAATACTAACACTCAAAACAATTTGGGTGCTGCTATTGCAGTAAATGCGAAAGGGGATAGATTTGCTGTTTCTGCGCCAGGGATACAAGTTAATGATATGATATACTCTGGTTCTATTTTTATTGTTGATTATGATGTTTCGTCCAATTGTTGGCCTGGCGGAGATTCAAATCAGACTATTACAGATATTTTAAATCATCCAGTTGATATAGAAGAGGATGCCCATCATACTGTACGTTTTAATGGCGCAAACCACTATATGATGGGTGTCTTTTCAACAAGTGTAGCATTTAATGCATTGGGTGACCGTATTGTTATCGGTTGTCCAGTTGCAATTACGGGGGATTGGCCATATTTCGGCGCAGGAGGTAACAATTATTCAGGGATTATAAGTGTTATTCATTATAATTATAATGAAAATGGATGGGGAAAAATTGCAGGAACAAAGACAATCGTACCAGCGGATAATACTCAATGTTTTGTTCATAGAGGATTTGAATGGAATGACGCTGCTGGAGTGGCAGTTGCTCTTAATGCCGTTGGAGACCGTCTTTTGTGGGGGGCGCCAATGTCACCTGGATCTTTAGGGACAGGGGCACGGCGTGGTTACGTTCATTCAGAAACGTTTGATTATACTACTAATACATGGCCTCATGCCGGTTTGTTAGAAGCGGGAGTGAGCGCGCGGTCATATAATACGCGACCGCCTCATTATGGAGGGACATATTACACTCCTCCTGGACCAACAGTATCTTTCGTTGGTGATATTGACTGGGGATATGTAGGATTCAATGTCGCGTTTAATGCAGAAGGTGATATTGCTATTTTTTCTGCTGATGTTTTACGTAAAAATTATGAATCCGTGATTGCTATTAAATTAGGTACAGAAAATACATATTATACTAAAGATAATGCTTTATGGCATTCAGAAACATATAATAATGATGGACCGGCGGAGGCACATGGACAACTTGGTTCAAATTTATCAATTAATTCAGATGGCACAATTATTGCTGCAGGGGGAGTATTTAATTGGCACGTTGGAGTTCGTGCATTTCCATATGTTGAAGCAATAGTTAATAATCCGCTAGAACGTACTATTGGTACTGTAACTAGTAAAGATGCAGGATATATTGGTATAATAGATGTAAAAAATAAAACTCCATCTTTAACAAAATGTAACACTTTTGAAAGTCATAGTGGTATTATTATAGCAGGCGGAATAACCAACTCAAAATTATTTATGTATAGTGACGATAATGGAAAAACATGGAATAATGAATTAATAAATGATATACAAATTAATAAAAACAAACATGTATATTGTAACGCATTGCATTCAAATACGCATACTATCATTGTTGCGGGATTAGGCGGAGGTGGAACTACTACTATTAATCCATTAGCATACAGTTATGATGGGTTGACTTGGTATGAAAGCGAGAATGGTAGTGCTGGACAAATTTTTAAACAACATGAATGTTATACTGTAAATTATAATGGTTCAATATGGGTTGCTGGTGGTCATGGAACTCATTCCTTAGCATACTCTTATAACGGCAAAAAATGGTACAACGGTATGAACACCTCATCGCTCCTTGGACAAATTTGTCATTCTGTTACATGGAATGGAAAATATTGGTTAGCATGTGGTGGCGGTAGTAGTGCAATTGCCGGCGTGAGTCAAGGTGAACAGATTTATAGTATTGACGGTATCGTATGGTCAGAAAGTGTTAATGAAGCGAATAATGTATTTAATAATAATGGTGCTATTTGTTTAACGACTAAGAGTGCTAGTAATGCTAGTGATGGCAGCGGTGGTGGCGGTACTACTTTATCAGTTATAAATAATATAGTACAAGCAAGTGTTGGCGATACTATGCCAGAATTGTCAGTTATAACATATGCAGGTTCAACCGTTCCGTCCGGATGGCAACTTTGCGATGGATCAGTATTTACATATACGAATGATGAAAATGTTACTATTAGTGATTCTCGTGTTCTTAATTTTAATATAAATAGTTCTTCAAATAGATTAACGCCAGATTTACGTGGCAGATTTATTTTAGGGTCTGGGCAAGGTGTCAGTTTAACAAATAGAAATATTCATGAGACTGGAGGTACCGAAGAAGAGACATTAACTGAAGCACAAATGCCAAGTCATAATCATAGACAACATATAGTTAAAGGAAATGATCTTAATTGGAGTTCAACATACGGAGGTCCTTATAGTGTTGGGACAGACGATAAATTTGCTCAGGGATATTATGGTAGTTATACAGATAGTAAAGGTAGTGACCAACCCCACAACAATATGCCCCCATTTTATGTTTTAACTTATATTATTAAGAAATTGACGAAAAATGAATAAATATATTTTTATTACATAATTTTAACATTGAACTATATTTAAAATACAATTTATACTTTAGATTAGTATACTTTAGATTAGTATACTTTAGACTAGCATACTTTAGACTAGTATACCTTAGATTAGTATACCTTAGATTAGTATACCTTAGATTAGTATACCTTAGATTAGTATACTTTAGACTAGTATACTTTAGACTAGTATACTTTAGACTAGTATACTTTAGACTAGTATAGTCTCTCTCTCAATCACCTTTCTAATGATAATGTCTTATTAACATTTTATTATTATAACAATTATTTAAATTGCATATTATTTAAATAATTGTTATAATAATATATAATATATGTCAGAATATTACTCATTAGCGTATATCATGAAAACAAAAGACTTAGATACCCCCACCGATGCAAAAACTGAAACAATCGGCGATGTTATTGTTACAAAGGGTCGATTAGGTATCGATCGTACTTCTATTTTAAATTTAAATACAAATGATAATATTTTAGGACTTACAGGTGATTTTAAAGCAGATCGCATTTATTTTAATCATGATAATAATAATATTAATATTGGGAAATTTACTGGCGAAGACATGTCTAATAACACTACAAGAACGAATGCAATTGCTATCGGTACTATGGCAGGACAAACCGGGCAAGGATATAATGCAGTCGCGATCGGTGCTATGGCAGGACAAACCGGGCAAGGATATAATGCAGTCGCGATCGGTGCTAT